AAAAAAGTGTATTCTAGCAATTTTTTTAGTTTGCTAAAAAAAGTGTATTCTAGCAATTTTTTTAGTTTGCTAAAAAAAGTGTATTCTAGCAATTTTTTTAGTTTGCTAAAAAAAGTGTATTCCATCTTTAATTTGTCGAGGAAGTAAAAATGTTCTTGGAAAAATTCGGATAGCTTCCATTTCTCCATATTTTTTCTATTCATATTTACCACAAATATTATCAAATCTTTCTTTCAATCTATTCGGGAAAAGTACATATATGACTAAAAGTAAATAAAATATAATATAAATAGTATTCATAATTTATATTATATTATAAAAATAATTTATTTTACTTCATCTTGATCTTTCCACCCCCAAGCTATAACAGAAACTCTACCCTCACCTGTTCTATTCTCCGGTTTGACCGCCAATATTCCATGTCTATATTTAATATTTAAATCCCTCGTGAAACAATAACAACTTCCATCTGGTGCAGGAAAACCGGTAATTTTCTTACTTCCCACCTCCTCGAATGCCGCCACCCTCTCCTTCCCAAAACTCACGGCGACCGTAAAATTTTGAGTTAATGCCTTTTCCGGCTTAACACCTGCAGCGTCAAAATGAAGAGGCTTGAACTCATCATCATTGCTATACCAATTAAATCTAGTAGCTTCAATGCGCATATTAAAGTAATTTTTAATTTTTTCGATAACGCTTAAATAGGTCGGGCATTTCTCCTTAAAATTTTTCTTATCATTTGCAATAAAATGCGAATCTCCGTGCCAAGATACAAAAATATCATTTCCACAAGCACTTACTTCGTCTACTAATTTTTGATAAATACTTCCATCATTCTTGAAAAAATCGGGAATTAAAACAACATCTTGTGTCTGCAATTTTAATTCGCATTTTTCTTTTCCATATTCAACTAAAACACGCATATTAGGGGGATCATAACAAGGGTCAAAAGATTCAGTGTTTTTAACTCTTCTTTCACGGTGGTTGTTTCCTTCTTTGGGTGGATTTTCTACAATTACTTCTTTGAGCTGGGTGGTAACAAAGTGATTTTTGCGGCAATTTTCTCCATACTTACAATTGCCAAAACGCCAAAATTCATAACAAAGAGTTTTGTCATGAATATAACGACAATCCGGACCATGACGACATCGATGATCCATAAATTTCCTACATACCTGATCCAATGACATTTTTTATTTATAGTTAAAATATCTTTAAATTATTTTCTATAAAAAAAAATTATTTAAAAGTTTTTCAACCTATTTAAAAAATGCAATGAGTTATCCAGAAATTGAAAAACGAATTATCCAGCAATGGAGAGAAGACAAAACTTTCCAAAAACAACTCCAAAAACACCAACGTTTTGAACCATTCATCTTCTACGATGGCCCACCATTCGCCACCGGACTCCCCCACTACGGTCACATTGTCGCCAGCACCATTAAAGATATCGTCCCTCGTTATTGGGCAATGTGTGGCTATAACGTCCAACGCAAATGGGGATGGGATTGCATCGCAGAAGGTACATTAATTAATATGGCTGATGGAAATAGCATCGCAATTGAATATTTTGATTTTTTGACTAAAGTTGATACATTTGATATTGATAAGAATATTTTTACTATTGAAAATAAGAAATTTATTATTAAAAAAGGTAAGAAGGAATGTATTGAATTGGAATTTGAAGATGGAAAGAAATTAGTTTGTACACCTGATCACGAAATTTATTCCAGTAATGGATGGATAAAAGCGAATGATATTATTTTGAATGAAACCCAAGTATTTGCATATAGAATTAATCCTCCGTTGCATCACAAAAATAAATCCTGGGAATTATATTTGGATGAAATAAGACTATGCATCGAAAATATAATTTCAATAAGAAAATCTGCCGCATATTGTCGAATGATTGGTTATATGATCTCAGGTGGCAATTATTTTGTAAATGAAAAAGACATGAACCAATATATGGAAGATATTTTATTGGTTTTTAAGGAAAAAGTTACATATAAATATCGTGGAAATTACATCCTTGAATTATCACCCAAAATAAAATATCTCGAATCCTATAAAGATGTGCCAAAATTCTTATTTGAAAAATCAACACCGAATATTTTTAAACAAGAATTTTTAGCAGGTTTGTTAGGCGGAATGCGTAAATTTGATGAAACTATTATAAGCAATGATGAAAAATTTTATAATAATATTTTATATTTTTTCACGGTATTGGGGGTGGTAGTGAAAGTTAATGGAGAAAATTTTAATATTGAATTAAACAATGGTAAAGAGAGAGATGATTTTTATATGAAAGTTGGTTTTCGTTATGCTAGTAGAAAACAAAATACTTATCGTAATTTATTAAAAGTAGTTAGCAAAACAGAAGTTGGTGCAAAAAATGTTTATGATATTACTGTCAGCGAAACTCACAACTTCATCGCTAACGGAATTGTCGTTCACAACTGCCACGGTCTTCCCATCGAATTCGAAATCGAAAAAAAATTAGGAATCAAAACCAAAGATGAAATTTTAGCGTTGGGTATTGATAAATATAATGAAGCGTGTCGTGCAATTGTTATGAAATATGCAAATGAATGGAAAAAGACGATTGAGAGGATGGGTCGATGGGTTGATATGGAGGATGATTATAAGACAATGGATTTAAGTTTCATGGATGTTGTCTGGCAAGTTTTCGGAAAATTATGGGAAAAGGGATTAGTATATCAAGGTGTGAAAGTAATGCCATATAGTACTTCATGTACAACTCCTTTATCAAATTTTGAGGCGAAATTAAATTATAAGAGTATTCAAGATCCATCAATTGTAATTAAATTTCGGATGTTGGGAGAAAATTGTTATTTTTTGGTATGGACGACCACACCTTGGACATTACCGTCGAATTTGGCTTTATGTGTGCATCCAGAGATGGAATATGCTGAATATGAGAAGGATGGTGTAAAATATATTTTGATGGAGAAGTTAGCTGGAAAGTATGGTTTTATGGAACATAAGAGGAAGATGTTGGGAAGGGATTTGGTTGGAATAGAATATGAACCATTATTTGATTTTTTCAGAGATAGAAATGGATTCAAAATAGTTGCAGATAAGTATGTAAGCGATGCAAGTGGAACTGGAATTGTGCATCAAGCTCCAGCATTCGGGGAGGATGATTATAGGATTTGTATGGATAATGGGATTATAGATAAGATGAGTCCGCCGCCGTGTCCTTTTAATGATAATGGAATTTTTACGGCAGAGGTTCCATTTTTGGAGGGATTATTTTTTAAAGATGCAGATAAAATTGTTCTGAAAAAACTTAAAGAAATGGGTTCACTTTTCCAGCAAACTACTGAAACACACGAATACCCGTTTTGTTGGAGAAGTAACACTCCTTTAATGTACCGTAGTGTACCTTGTACTTTTATTAATGTTGAAAAGATTAGGGATGAAATTGTGAGGGCGAATAGTATGGAGACGAAGTGGATGCCGGTTCATATTAGGGAAGGACGTTTTGGGAGTTGGTTGAGGGAGGCGAGGGATTGGTGTGTAAGTAGAAATCGATATTGGGGTACTCCTATTCCTATTTGGCGGTCAGCGGATGGAGAAATGATCTGCATTTCATCCGTCAAAGAATTAGAAGAATTAACTGGAATGGAAATTACCGATATTCACCGACACAAGATTGATCATATAATTATTAAGAAGAATGGAAAACAATTCAAAAGAATTGAAGAAGTATTTGATTGTTGGTTTGAAAGTGGAAGTGTACCGTTTGCATCGCAGGGGGATATCAATACGGAGAATTACCCAGCAGATTTTATTGCGGAGGGTTTGGATCAGACGAGGGGATGGTTTTATACTTTGATGGTTTTGGGAGTGGCTTTGAGGGGACATTCGCCTTATAGGAATGTTTTGGTGAATGGATTGGTGTTGGCGGAGGATGGTGAGAAGATGTCGAAGTCGAAGAAGAATTACACTGAACCTGAGGTGATAATGGAGAAGTATGGGGCGGATGCATTAAGATTGTATTTAATAAGTCAGGGATTGGTGCGTGGAGATTCGTTGAAATTTAGGGATGACGGAGTAAAGATGATTGTGCAGAATATACATATGTTTGCGTATAATACGTTGAATTTTTTGAAACAAATGGTGCCATTGTATGAGCAGAAGTATGGGGAGAAATTTGAGGTTTATAGTGGTATGAAGAGATATGAGAGGTTTAATAATGTGATGGATTTGTTGATGTTAAATTATTTGCAGGAGTTTTTGGATGAGATGCATAAGGAGATGAAGGAGAATAATTTGGGTAATGTTGTTGGAAGGATGGAGGGTTTTATAGGGAAGATGAGTAGGACTTATTTGAATATGAATAAGTCGAGGTTGAAGTCGATGAATACGAGGGAAGATGCGGAGAATTCATTGAATACATTATTTTATGTTTTTAAGATTTTCAGTATAATAATTGCGCCTTTTGTGCCATTTATGTCGGAGAATTTTTTTCAGGAGTTGAGGTTGTTGAGAGGGAAAACGAAATGGAAGTCGGTGCATTTGAAGATGATGCCGAGGGATGTTTGGAAGAGGGGTGAGAGGGGAGGTGAGGGATTGGATTTGATAGAGGCATTGGTGGAGGCGAGGGGGGAGTTGAGGAGTAAGGTTTTAAAGTCGGCGAAAAAGCCAGTTAAAAAGCAGTTTATTTTTCTTAGGGATTGGCGTTTGGTTCCATTGTTGCAGGACATTGAGGAGACATTGATGAAGGAATGTAATACAATGGAGATAGAATTTTCTGGTAATTTTTGGGAGGTATTGAGAATGGATTATGAGATTGTTGGCTCGGTATTTTCGAAGAGATTTCGTCAAGATGCGAAGAAGGTGAAGGAACAGGTTGAAAAATACATGGAGAAGGATAAAGAGGCTAAATTGATTAATTTGAAAAGTGGGAAGATCAAGATTCCAATTGATGGGAAAGAGATTGAATTTTCGAATGAGATTCAGTTGGTCTATAAATTAGATGGAAAAAAAATTAGTAAAATTCAGTCTAATTTATATGAACAATATTTTCCAGATAAAGGGTTAGTGATTTTAAGTGATTTGACATGGACAGATGAATTGCAGAAAATATATGATTTACGTTTGTTGACGAGGAGATTAATGCAATTTCGGAAGGAGATGGATTTAGTGCCAACTGATAAGGCAGTTATTGTTTATAAGAATTTGGGACAGAATCAATTGATTGAAAAAAATATGAATTATATGGAGGAGCATTGTAATATGCAGATATTGGATGACTTGAAAATCGATGGATTTACAAGATTTGGGGAGATAAGATTTGAGGAGGAAAATATTAGTTATGATTTTCGTATGTTTGTTTGGTAAAATTATTTGGTCGTTGATTCCAAAATTGTATGATACCTAATTCTTGTAATTCTTTTTTAATTTCTTCGCGAATATTAATAATATTTTGAATTTCTAAATATTTTTGGTGCACTTCTTCCATATTATTCAAACCAATTTTTTTAAGTTTTAACATTGATTTTTCAATCCATTCAGGAATAATATTATTTGTAAATGCACGAGAAATTGCATCTATATTATTTTGAATAGCAAAAAATGCATTCTGAAGATAAAATAATCGATGCAATCTATTATTCAAAAAAATAGAATCAAATGCAGAATATGGATCAAGATTGAGATGGAGTAAAAAATTTAGAAGATTAACCGGCAAACATAGACATCCCATCGATAAAAAAAGTGCATTTTTAGTATTTTTCCAAAAATTATTTTTTGCACCAAGTCTTTTGGCCAAATAAAACGAAGGAAATTCTAATTCTAATCCAGTGAATGCCAGAATTAAATAAAATGTATTAGGATTGAATTTATATTTTAAAAAGAAGATTTCGGAAGTTTCTTCCATAATGCATAATTTATTTTTGACAATTGCATTTCTACTAATTTGCATACCACTATGTGTAATTAATATATCATCACTTTCAGATTTATGTGCAGGATCGATGCAAATTATGGAAACATTAGAATTTATGAGATTTTCCATATTAGCAATTTGGCCGATTGAATTGTAAGAGGATGCACTACCGATGAGAAGTATTGTAACTGATTCTTTCATTTTGTCATTATTATAAAAAAGATTAATTCTTTAAATCATATTTGGTTAATTTGATTTGATAATATTTTTGATGGAAGAAGATGACCATGGTTTCCCTCTTTTGAATATTTGAATCCAATTGAGAAATTCCGCAATGTCCTTGTAATTCATATTTCCATGTTCAATAGAAGTAATTTTTAATCCTTCATTCGTATAATCATATATCTTGTGTGTACTTACACCAGTAATTTCTTTGAGTAATTTTTCAATTTCGATGCAGGTTCCGCCGAAAAAGAATTTTTTGATAAGAAGGATAACTTTTTGTTCAAATGGTTCAACAACTCTCCTCTTCATATCACCTTTGCCAGAATATTTTGTTCCATAAGGAGAAACTGACGGAAAATAAATATTATGTATCTTTTGATACCTGATTGATCTTTTCATACGAGCACTTAAATTCGTTATTTCAGTTTGACTGTCAATAATGTCATTAAGAATGACTTTGAGGTCGTTGGAACTTTCGCTGGATATTCTTTTTTCGACGAAATGAATAATAATATGTTTCTTTTGGCATCGATCTATAAATTCAATACAATCCCTTAAATTGCGACTCAATCTTGATGGTTCATATATTACCAAATTAATATTCTCGTGATTAACAAGGATATTCATGAGATTTTTTTGGTTTGAAATACTTTTAGCAGATTTTGCTTCATTAATTGTATCAATAATTTGGTAATTCCTATCCAAACAGTATGCTTCACAAGCTTCCGTTTGGGATTTGAGACTTAAACCGTTTTGTTGGGTTTGAGTGCTAACTCTGGAGTAAATGATTGCTCTTCCGTTGTTGGAGAGAGATAATTTGCTGCAGAGTTTTCCAATTTCAACATCCCTTTCGAAAAAGCCATTCTTTTTAGATTTTACCATTCTTATCTTATTCAAGGAATAAATTAAAAAAAAATCAATTTTTATGCTTCAGCATTCTATATTTCAGCGATCCATACTTTAATTTCACTATTTGATAAACCAATTTCAACTAATTCATTCATTAAATCTTTACGCATTCTTTCTCCAAATTTCTCACTATTTACCTCTATCCCATCTCGAATTATTCTATTTTTAATTAAATCATATTTGATCATTATTTCTTCATTACGGGATATGCCAATTTTATTTTTTATAAGATCAAATCCCATAATAGATGATATTATTCTTCCTATTTTTCCATTATAACAGTAATCACTTCCTTCTTCTATTTGTTCTTCCATAATCGGAATTAACATATCAAGACTTCCTCTCAATTCCGCCAAATAAAAAATTGTACCTATCATTTGATTTAAATTAAAAATATTATTACTGATATTTAATTCACCATCACCAATTTTACGTATAATTTTTCGATTACTATAACTCATCTTTTTTATTCCTCTCAAATAACTTCCTCTCATTTCTTTTTCATCTATCTCTACAAACTTTTCATATAACTCCATCATGCAATTCTTAATTGTATGATTTACATATGGATTATGTACCGATTCTTTATCATCATATATATTGGTATGGTTGGTATCGATATTATTAATGAAAAATTGTGGATAATAACGATTGAAATATTGATTCCATCGATAATTATGTAAATTGGGAATAATAGGATTATCACGAAGATTCAAATTTTTTATTCTTAAAAAATCATTTGGTATTACTACAAGATCATTACTTGAAATATCCAAGGATAAATTTGAATAACAAACTCCTCCCAATTCAATTCTCTCCAAATTATTATCACAAAGGTTTAATATTTTCAAATTAGGTGCATAAAAACTTAATTCGATCAATTTATTATGTTGTAAATATAATCTTTCTAACTTATCACATTCCAAATTAACTTTCTCCAAATTATTACAATCCATACATAACTCTCGCAAATTTTCTGATTTTATTTTTACAATTCTTAAATTACAATATTCCATTGACAATTTTTTTAATTTTATAGGTAATTTATATAAATCAACATTATGAAAATTATTATTGTTTAGTATAAGTTCTTTTACTATATTTTTGGAGAGATCGGGGACGTCACTTATATTACAAATTTTTAAAACACCACATTCTATTTTTTCTATAGGCTCATTTCCAAAATTTCTATACAGAATTAAAATTTTTGGAATAAATAGGTTTTGTATTTTAAACAGTATTTTTGTATTGAAATTGTTGTAACTTAAAATAAGTTGATCTTGTTTACTCAATTTTGGGAAATTATTTAAATGGTAATAGTAGATGAGTGATTTTATTTTATTTTTTTTTAATTGGAATTTGATATATGAAGTATTGATAGAGAGAAAAGAAAGAAAGAAGAGATTTAAAATAAAAATTAAAAAATTAAATTGAAAATCCCATTCAAATGATTTAACAAAAATAAATAATTCTGTTAATAATATTATTTCTGAATACATTTCTATAAATTAAATATATTTTTTTTACACTAATTACGAAAATGGTGGTCCATGAAACCAACAAACTAATGAATTTCTCCATCCCTTCTCAACCTTAGTCACCCGATGCAACAAATAAGATGGAAAAAATATTACTGTTCCTTTTTCAACCGGTGCATCAATAATTTGCCTATTAATCATAAATTGCAATTTTCCTCCTTCATATTCTCCAGGATCACTTAATTGTATTACCATACTTAATTTTCTTGTACTACTTGCCTTCCCACCAATATCCATATGCCAATCATAATGTCCCTCTTCATCACCACTATATTCAGTGAATTGCAGAAAATCCACAATAGATGATAAATGAAAATTCCACATTTCTTTATTTGCATTTTTAGCCAACTTTACCAACTTTTCATATATTTCCTTTGTCTCATCATTGATAGGAAGCCAACGAATTTTGCTTTTTCTATAACTTTCTACAATTTGTCCACTAACATTTCCATCGATTTCGTTATAATTTTTTGCAATCATTTTAATTTTATCTATTTCTTCATTTTTTAAATATTTTCTAAAAAAATAAAAATTGGTTAAATTCTCGTTTTTCTCTAATATATCAATCTCCATTTTTACATTCTATTCATCAATTTTCTTTAAATTCAAATAAGTTTATCAAAAAGTTATAGTCAGGTGCAGTTTCAAAGTCAAGTTTATAGCAATATTTTAAATATTTTTCAATTCCTTTATGGCATCCTTCACATAATTTATCTAAATTGTATGCAAATTTCATACTTGCAATTTTTTTATATTTTTCTCTTTTAGTTTGTGCATCTATAGACTGCCAAGGTAGTGATTTTTTTTGTAAATATATTAACATATATCCAAGACTTATAAGATCGTCTCTTCGAGACATACGAATATTATTATTTACATATGGACTCATATAACGAAGAGTTCCAGAAGGATTTACATCATTTTTAATTTTCAAATGTCTACCATCTCTCATATACATCTTTGCCAACCCAAAATCCATCAAATATATCTTCAAATAATCCTTCGATATCAAAACATTATCCGGCTTTATATCTCCATGTACCACTCCAATATCATGAATAAATCTTAAACATTCTATTAACTTAATCCCAATATTCCCTGTGCTATAATCATCAAAGTTTAAGTCAGTTTTTTTTAATATATTTCCCAAAGACATATACATCAATTCCATTAATAAATATCTTTTTTCTTCATCCTGGAAATATCCATAAAATGGTAAAATATATTCTTTATTTTTATCCTTCTCATACAACAACTTATTTATCATTGCCTCTTTTTCTAATAAAGGATATTTTACTAATTTATCTTCTAATTTTACAGCATATATCTTATTATTAATTTTTACCTCATATAC